AAGGACAGACAAAGAAAACAAATGCAATGCCGCCATACATTACTGTTTATATTTGGAGGAGAGTTTCCTAACCGATACGTCGCCATATATAGACTGAAATATAAGGCATTAAAGCTTTTTCTTCATAGCAACGTTCTTCAGTTCCATTACTTGATGGAGATCTTAGCACTGGACTGTATATGTCATGATGACCCGGACTCATCGCTCTTCGAAGAACGCCACCTTGGCCAGGATGAGTCCACGTTACAGAAAGATTACCATTAGTTAGATCTTCCGAACCAAGAGGAAGCCAATGGCTATGCGTCTTTGATCCGCCGGTTTTACCTTGAATGAAAGGTATATTATGGTATCATATTTGGATTCCGATGGAGTCAAATATCTTATTACTCAAATCCGAGATAAGTTCTGGCCAGTTGGAAGCATCTTGGCGACTAGTAATGATACGTCTCCGGCTTCATATTTAGGTGGATCATGGGAAACATTTGGAGCCGGTCAAACTTTAGTTGGCATCGACACTACCAGCACTGATAAATTCAAAACTCTTCTCGAAACCGGTGGAAATAAGACGCTCGACATTGGACGTAAAACAGATCTAGCCACCACTTTTAATATCGATAACCAGGCTCGTATCTGGTTCCTATGGAATGATAGGAATAATTTTTCCTCACCTGCCAAATGGGAATCGCGTTCTTATTTTGAAGGATCAGGCAATGGCATTCAATGGAATGGCGGCTATCATACGTTCAATGGTGGTAAAGTGTTTGGTACGCTCGATATGACACAGCCTTACATTACGGTTCACTATTGGCGACGTATCTCTTAATTTATAAGAAAGGAGCCACATGGATTGATATGAATTTCTATGAAATGTTAGTCACAATCTTCGGTTCCATATTTGCATCCGGTGGACTTTGGAGCTTCATATCAAAACGGTTTAGCCGTGAGAAAAATGAAGAAATGGTCTTGAAGGGATTGGCTCATTTCAAGATCATAGAAACCGGACAGATATTTATCGATCGAGGATGGATCACTAAAGAAGAACTCGATGATTTCGAGAAGTATCTAGCAGACCCATATTTGGATATGGGCGCGAATGGGATTGCTGGAGAAATAATAGATCGTGTTAAAAGTTTACCTTTCAAAAAGATCGATTAAACAACAAAGGAGAAAAATATGACGGACAACACTGATATCAAGAACGAATTGAACTACCTTATTCCCGATAAAGTTTATGATATTGTAAAGTGGGTTGCGTTGATCGTGCTTCCTGCTTTGGCAGTCCTAGTTCAGACTATTGGCGGATCTGCTAATTGGAGCGGCACTTCCACTACTGTGACTGTGATTACAGCACTTGGCGTGTTTATCGGTGCGATTCTTGGCGTTGATTCGGCTCAGGCGCATAAGACTTCTAATTACAGTTCCGCTGCCTTGGAAGTCTATGCTAAGATGAATGCTGAGAAGGTTCAGCAGGCTGAAGAGACCACTGAGACTTCGAAGGCCGAAGAGACCACTGAGGCTCCGAAGGCTGAAGAAACTAAGTGATATTTAGTTCATCCCTCGTTCCGGTTGGATCACTGTATCTTGATATTGAAACTAGTAATGCATAAGGGCCTATGTGGTAACATGTAGGCCCTTATATTCGTTTTATTTTCATATCTCTTTTTTTTTTCGCGTAAAAATCATGCCCTATAATGAAGTAATATTCACTTTCTTCATTATAGGAGATTAAAATGGAAAAGAAGACTATTGAAGATCGTAAGAACCAAATTGTTGAGTTCTTCAAAGATCACAAATCTGAAATCATTTTCGGATCGAGCATGATTGCATCAACCGTAGGATTGCTGATTCTGGATAGGAAGCTTTCCGATACATCAAATAAATCAAACATTGCGAACGCTTATCGTGGACTTAAATACCTAGATAGGCTTTCAAAATATGATGATTTTAAGATGGCAATTGGAAAGTCCGATTACGTCTGGTATCATGAAAAATACGGTGTTGCCGCATTTGTTCCAACCGAAGAAGAACTAGACCGACTTGCTGATGATTTGAAGAATTGCAACGATGAAGTTCCTGCCCAACTTCTAAAGTTCGCTAACATTCTGGTCGAACATCATAAAGAATTGAATAAGTAAATCAAAAGAGTCTGTTATGGAAACATGGCAGACTCTTTTTTTGTCGTTAAGGAGCAACCATGAATCAAACATATGAAGATGTATTGCGTGATATTTACCAGACGGGACAGCTGAAAGACGATCGAACCGGGGTTGGAACGTATTCAAAATTCGGTCAAATGATTCGCTACAACATCTCTGATGGGTTTCCTTTAATCACTACAAAGAAAGTATATTTGAAAGGCATCATTGCGGAACTTCTTTGGTTCCTTAAAGGCGATACCAATATTAAATTTCTACATGACCATAAATGCCATATTTGGGATGAATGGGCCGATGAGAATGGCGATTTAGGGCCTATTTATGGAAAACAGTGGACTGATTGGAATGGAGAAGGCATAAATCAAATCCAGAATGCAATTGATATTCTTCAAGAAAACCCGTCTTCAAGAAGGATTTTAGTTAGTGCATGGAATCCTTCTCAACTCGATGAGATGGCTTTATATCCATGTCATGTGCTTTTTCAATTCTACGTCAGAGATGATAATTATCTGGATTGCTGTCTCTATCAGAGATCCGCTGATATGTTTCTTGGTGTGCCATTCAATCTTGCATCATATTCGCTCTTGACGATGATGATGGCCCAACAAGTTGGTTTGAAGCCTGGAGAATTCGTATGGGTTGGAGGCGATTGCCATATTTACACCAATCATATCAAGCAGGCGCAAGAGCTTTTGAGTAGGAAGCCTTATCCTTTGCCTGAAATGCACATTAGAAAGGCTAAGGATATTTTCAGTTATGATTTTGACGATTTCGAATTAGTGAACTATCGGTGTCATCCGGCTATTAAAGCACCAGTAGCCGTTTGATATTTCGCGTCATAATCATTGTATATAATGATGAGAAAATCATATTTGAAAGGAAACATCATGAAGTTCGAAAATCGACACGCGAATACCAATCGAGCGTTTGATGACAATATTGATGCAACTCTTGCGAATGTTTATGCAGCATCTGATAATGAGAGCGCAAAAGCCAACGTCGAGAACCTTAAGATTCTAGTCGAAGCGAAACAAACTTTTAACCAATCTCGTACCGACATGATTCTAAAGGGGATCGCAGTTGGCGGAACGCTTTTGTCTATTGGGCTGATTTGCGCATTTGAGCAAGATAGCGTCATTACAACAAAGGCGCTCGGTTTTATTCCAAAGCCGAAAATTTGATATTTAGATGATTCAATCAATGAGATTGAGCAATCAAACATATGAAGATCTATGGAAACATAGGTCTTCATATTTGTTTAAGGAGGGATCATGACACCTCCGATTTACGATATCGTTAACGTCTTTGCGCAATTGTGTCCTGAATGGTGGAAAGGACGACGTGAATGTCTGAAACTCAATTCAAATAACATCAATGTTATGTTGGATAATGGATGCGTCGTCCATTTTCATTTAATATCGATATTTAATAATTCACCAAAATACGAACTATGGTTCGAACCGATAAAGGAGTTAACATGAACAAACATATTTTTATTGTAGGGCCATCCGCTTCAGGCAAGAGCACACTACTTGACATGCTTCAAAAAGCAGGCCTTGAAGTGGTCGTTCCTTATACCACCAGACCTGCTCGCATGGGAGAAGTATACGGGAAAGACTATAAGTTCCTTTCCAATGAAGATTTTAACGATGCTTATGCTGATAATCTCTTCATTTCTGTAAAATCATATATTACAGAAAAAGGTATTTGGAAGTATGGTCTCGCATGGGAAGACATGTACAATGATATTTCAACCGCGACAATCATTGATCCATTCACATATTTGGAAGTGAGGTCAAGAGTCGATAATGTCTATGGCATCTATATGGATGCCAATGATACTGTTCTACAATGGCGCTTAATGCAAAGAGGCGATGATATTCATGAAGTGCATCGTCGTCTTGAATCCGATAAGAAGGATTTTAAAATTTTCAAGACGGCATGGAGCAGCGTTTATGATTATCATATTTACACAAGTGCTAATGAAACGGTTAAGGATTTGACATCCGATGTTCAATACATTTTAAAGGACATTGGATTCGCGTCGAAAACATCCCTTATAATGAAGTAGTTAACTTCAATTGTTTCATTGAAAGGAATTATCATGAACGAACAGATTAAGAAGATTAAGACTTTCGTTAACGATCACAAGAACGAAATTATTCTTGGTACTATCACTGTTGCGTCAATTGGCTTTATTGCCGGAGCAGCGATTTGGTCCAAGAACCAGCCTCCGATTGAGATCGATGAAAACGGAGAGCCTCAATTCGTTGATACTGCCGTTTCTGAAAACGAAGAAATCAATTCAAATGATTGATTCAAACTAAATCGCATATGAAGATCTATGAAAACATAGGTCTTCATATTTGTTCTCGCGTCGAAAACATCCCTTATAATGAAGTGGTTAACTTCAATTGCTTTATTGAAAGGAATTGTCATGAAAGAACAAATTGCTAAGATTAAGACTTTTGTTAAGACCCATAAGGAACAGATCCTTCTTGGAGGTGTTGCTGTTGCAGCTATCGGTATCACAATCGGAGCCGCAATGAACACCAAGATAGATGATCCATTCCCCGCCCAGTCTGCAACAGATGAACAAATCAAAGCAGTTGACGACATGGTCAATCAGTACAATCAAACAGTTGACTGAAAACTAAATCGCATATGAAGATCTATGGAAACATAGGTCTTCATATTTGTTTAAGGAGCAATCATGAAAAACATCATTTGTGGATTGATTGGTGCTACGATTATCAGTGGCGGATTTGTCCATTTATATTCAAAGAAGATGAAGGAGCTTCGTAGAAAAATTGAATCTCGTCCAATTGGAATGCCACCAAAATCAAATCAAGATTGATTCCATTAATTGAAAGAAGATAAAATGAATCTGCAGAAAGTTCAGAACTTCTTTAAAAAGAATTCGAATACAATTCTTACTGGAGTTGCTTGTGCTGGTGTGCTCGGAACTGCTTATTTTGCAGCAACGGATGCGATCGAGGCACAAGAACAAATTCGCCAAATGGATGTCGAAGGGATCGATGATAAAAAAGAACGTCTTCGTCGAATTCTTCCTTGCTATATTCCAACGGCTTTGATTACAGCAACTACGATTTCGGCAATTGTTTGCAATCACAATATCAATTCAGAACGCGTTGCTGCATATTCTTCTGCGTATGCTCTCGCTCAATCGGCAGCACGTCAGTATAAGGACAAGGTGCTGGAAGTTGTCGGTGAGAAAAAGGCAAAGGAGATTGATCAGAAGGTCGATGAAGAAAAGCTTAGGCAACATCCAAAGTCAAACGAGGTAACTCTGGTTGGCAATGGAACGGTCCTTTGCTTTGATAATTTGACAAGTCGATATTTCAAGTCGGAACCGGAATATCTTCGCAAGACAGTAAACGACATGAACTTTGAGATGATGGCCAATGATTGGGTTTCGTTGAATGAGTTCTATGATCGTATTGGTTTGGAGCCTGCTAATATCGGTGAGTATATGGGATGGCATGTTTTGAATGGTCAGATCGAACTGAAATTCAGTTCTCGTTTGACTGAAAACAATGAGCCTTGCCTTGTCATCGATTTCTACAGGCCTCCGACCGCAGATACGACTCGTGCGTATTGATATTTCGCGTCATAATCATGCCCTATAATGAAGTGATATTCATTTAAAGGAGTATGAAATGAACGTTAAGAACTTTGCAACCACTATTGCCGATCAAGCTTTCAAGGGTATTGACAAGGCTAATGAAATGGATCCTGTAAAGATCATGGTTGGAGTTGGCGTTGTTGCCGCAACAACAGCAATTAACACCATCGTCCAAAACGTGGTCAAGAACAAGGTCAATGAAGTTATGCTGGCCAAAGCCAAGAAAGCAGCCGACGAAAAGGTTGAGAAGATCCAGACGGAATTGAAAGATTCCGAAGAATAAGTATATTTTCGAAAGGGAACGATCTATGGAAACATAGGTCATTCCCTTTCATTTAAATAACCATAATCCATGGAAAGGAATATATTATGTTGACCAAGAAGCACATTGAGTTTGAAGACATCGATGGATTCAAGCATGAGATGGATGTATATTTTCATTTGAGTTTTGATGATGTCGTCTCGCTCTTTGATAATGGACTTCAGGAGAAGATCAATAAACTGTCTGGAAGCGATGCAACTTTGGCAGATCAGAAAGCTGTGATCGATATGCTTCTGCGCAAGTCGTACGGCTTCCGTCGAGTTGTGAATGATATTCCGACTTTCGTCAAGGGAACAGATGAAGAATGGGAGTTCTTTAAGAGCTCTGGTGCTTATGATTCGTTTATGACTTCTCTGGTGTTCGGTGGAACCATTGATGATTTTGTCACCAAGCTTCTTCCTAAAGATTTGCTGGCTGAAGCAAGCAAGGCAAACGCCAAGCGGAACAATGACACCACGAATTCTTATAACATTTGATCGCCAATTTATATTTAGATAAAGGAGCATCATGGCCAAGGTGGATGGAAAGAAATTTGATGTATCACGATCAAGCCTAGGCATTGGACCGGATACAGGGGATAAAGATAAGGATATTTCCAACATAGAACAAGCCAAGCGAGTAACAAAGGCGGATGTAACCGTCAAGAAGAAGTCCGGTTTGCAGAAAGTAACTGAGACATTTCTTGGTGGTGATATTCGGGATGTTGCGAATTATGTCATCAAAGATGTCTTGATTCCAGCTGGTCAGAAGATGCTCTATGAAACCATTTCACAAGGAACCGAACGCCTTATTTATGGTGAAACAGTTTCGGATAGATCTCGTCGACGTCCAGGAGCCATCACATCATATTCAAAGTATTATGAATCCTCTCGTGATCGCAGAGTCGAACCAATTCGGCCTGTGACACGTAGAGGAGATGACTTTGATGATATTGTGATCCAAAGTCGCGAAGATGCAGAAGATGTTCTGAGGGCCATGCAATCAAGAATCGATGATTATGGTCAATGCACGGTTGCCGATTTATATTACATGGTCGGAAAGACACCTTCTGCAACTGATTATAATTGGGGATGGACGGATCTGCGCAAGTCCTCATTCTCTCATGTACGTGAGGGTTATATTCTGAACCTTCCAAGAACGGAGGATCTACGATGACATATGCGAACAAACGACGTCAGGATGTTGAAAATTTATATAATGATCCAATCTGGCGTCGTTTGGTCGATGCCCAAAAAGCAAAAAAGGCAAAGGCCAAAGAATTAAAAAAGCATCACGAATCGGATAAAAGGAATCGTCATGGTGAATGAACTTTATAATTCGAATTTTATGTTTGGAACTAGCCAGAAAAACCAAAAGCTTTGTGCCGAAACAGATGGCATAACAAAGCTTTCTTGGTTGAAAAAGACGTTGTGTGACTTCTTTCCAAATCTATATCCCGAATCTTCCAATTTCGAACTTTGGGTAGATCCGAAAGACGGTAAGCAATATCTGCGTTTTGATTGGTATGGACGTCATTATCAGATGTCCACGAATCGAGCCGGTAACGTTGCTATTGTAACTGAACTCGCGTGAAAATCATTCCCTATAATGAAGTAATAAAGAGCACTTCGTCTCGAAAGGACTAATCCCGTATAGCATCTGGAGACAGATGAGAGTCGGGAGCGAAGTGATAAGGACTATGATTGGTCTCGAAAGGACTAATCCCGTATAGCATCTGGAGACAGATGAGAGTCGGGAGCCAATCATAGTCCATTCTTTTTATTATTTATATTTAAGCATAATTCAATCGAAAGGTGCTAAGATGTCTGTCAAGGAACAGATTATTAAAACGGCAAAACGAACCTCTCTTGTCATTGATAAGAATTCTCCAAAGATTCTGACTGGAATCGGGATCGCATCTGGTCTTGCCGCAACTGGCTTTGCTGTATATTCTACTTTGAAAGTAGATGAGATTCTTGAGATTCATCAGAATAAGATGATTCATATTCAGAAAGAAGTGAAGCATCTAGAAGCTGATGATAATATCGTTGACGAGAAATCCATTCAACGAAATAAGACGTTGGTCTATGTTGAAACCGGAGCGATGTTGGCAAGATTATATTTGCCGACGATTCTTCTGAGTTCCGTATCCGTCGTGTCGATTCTTTGCGCTCACAATATTCTCGATAAGCGTTACACGGCTGCAGCTGCTGCATTCGCAACTGTTTCCGAACAGTTCAACGAATATCGCGAACGTGTTAAGAAGGAATTTGGCGAAGAGAAGGAACGTGATATTTATCACGGCATCAAGACAGAACAAGTCAAGGATGAAAAGGGTAAAAAGAAGGAAGAGCGTTCCTACGACAAGACGGTCAACAATGGAATCTCTCGATATTTTGACGAGTTCTCTCCATATTGGGATCACACCAATTACGATTTGAATGCGAGTCAGATTCGCGCAGTGCTTCATCAGGCAAATGATCGTCTGTATGCGGATGGTCATTTGTTCCTGAATGATGTATATCGTATGCTTGGTATTTCCGATACCAAGGAAGGTGCGGTTCTTGGTTGGATCCTTGACGCGGATCACGAAAACACCTTCGTGGACTTTGGCGTCTATGGTCCGAACTCTGATACTATTATCGATCCGGCAACGAATGAAGTTTGGGATGGTCACAACGGCATCCTGCTTGACTTCAACGTTACTGGAATCATCTACGACAAGATCTGAAATAGAATTAAACATTTATATTTAAAGAACCCATGGGTAAATCGCTCATGGGTTCTTATTCTTTTGAAAGGAATAATCATGAACTCCGCAAAGGTATTGAAGATTGGTGCTGTTGCTCTTGGTATCGCCGCCGTTGGTGCAGCGGTCGTTGGAAGCGTTATTTCCTTGAAGGAAGCCAAGGCTTTCGGTGAAGAAAGCGTCGACCAGGTCAACTACGTTGAACAAAACAACGGTATCGAATCCGATGAAAAGGCGACTGAAATGCAGAATGATATTCAGCGTCACGTGTACAAGGTTGTGTCTATTGCAGCTATTACGGGCTTCACCAGCTTGTCTCTTGCAGGACTTTCCTTTGTTGCTTTCGCTGCTGCTAAGAATGCTGACGAGAAGGAAATGGCCAAATTGGCTGTTGAGCAGATCAACAACGTATATCACGCTACGACTGAATTCACTAGTTTGATTCAGGGTGCCATTTGGAATGGTGCTACTGATAAGGAAGTCAGTGATATTCTGCAGTCTTGGATTAAGACCAGCTCCGAACAGAACGCTAACGATTCCTGGGCTCCTATTTCCATTGACTTGCTGAAGAATGCTGTGGCGAGCGGCAATTTCTCTGACGATCGTCACATGGTGGAATTGACCAAGGCATTCATCGAAGAAGTCAAGAAGGAGGCTTGATTCAAATGGCTAAGGAATTCGCATCAGATATGATCGCTCAGCATCGTCAGGAAATTAATGACATTGGATCAACAAGCCTGTCGCATATTCAAGGAGCAATCCGAGCGATTGAGCGGAGTTCTTCAAAAGAAGAGCTAGAGATATTGATCAAAGGTCTTGCAAAGGATGGAGATATGATCACAATGAACAAGAAGTATATTTCAATCATTGGCGTTATCACAATTCTTGTGGCGCTTGGATTCTCTTTCTATGCCGTTCAGAAATATCTTGAGGATCTTGGAACCATTCACAGGGCACAAGAAGTTCAGGATACTTATGATATTTTAAAGGCCGATGTCGATAAGGAGCAAGGAACCGATAATGAAGATTAGCAATAAAGACTTGGGTCTTATTGCGGCCGGTGTCATTCTCGGATCAACCTTGACTGGCACCGGTTTATATTTTGGGATCATCCGAAAGTATATTCCGTTAAAAGACCTTGAGAAAGAAGTAGCAGCTCTTCAACACGAGAAAGCATCTCTTTGCCGACAGATCGAAATGATCCAAGACAGTTATCCAAAGATCCGAAAGGAGCATGAGGATGCGGTTGAGCGGTATGAGAAAGAGATTACTTTCTACGAAGATGAATTGCAAGCCGCTAAGAATAATTTGAAACGACAGAATGATATTCATGAAGCCTCACAAGCTTATGCGGTATATTCCGGCGATTCAAATAATTCAAATGATTCAAATGATTCATCTGTGGCCAATGATCAGGATGATGAACTCGATGAAGATCCGGTTGATATTGGACCAGAGAAGGTTGAGCTCAATGACGATCCTCGTTGGAATGGAATCTTAAATGAGCATGAACAAGCTCAATATGATGCCGCCAATGGAGATGAAGATGTTCAGAAGTCAGTACTAGAAGTGATCAAAGAACGTCGATACCGAGAGTCAATCGATCCAAATCATGCGGTTTATGAAATCACGGAAGACGAATTTAATGATCCGCCTTCGTTCTTCACGAAAGAATTCTATGATTATTACATAGAAGATGATGTCATTGCCGATGGCTTGATGATGGTCGAAGAACCGGATACATTGATAGACACTCATATTCTCAAGAAACTTCAAGACAAGTCGGAAACCATCGTTTGGTGCCGTAATGAAAGACTTACGACTGACTATGAAATCACACGTCATGATGGATCATATCAGCATGACGTGATTGGGGTTCCAGAAGACGAAGTCTATCATGCTCGTATTTGGAATAAGGATGATGAGAATGAGACGACTCAGTCGTAATTTATATTTTAAATGGCTATTGGATCAGGTCGATTTCGATTCAACCGAATACAAGCAGCTGATGAGTGTTCTCAATACGATCCTTTATATTTCAGAGTATATGAGCGATGAAGATCGAATCGAAGATTGCTACGATCTTCGATGGGTATATTCTGAATCAAAGGAATGGATGGATAAACTTCCAAGATCGGTAACGATGTTGGAACTTTTAATCAGCATGGCCATTCGAGTGAATGATACCATTGGCACAACATCTAGGAAAGATATTTTCGAGATGTTTCTAAAGAACATGAATCTGCTCAAATGCAATGACGAATGGTTCTCATACAATTCCGCACCAGATTCTTATATTCAGAATCAGTGCGATATTGCTATGTATCACTTGTATAAAAGAAACGGTTCAGGTGGCGGATTATTCGTCATTAAAGATCAGGCCTATGATATGTGCAAAGCCGATCTCTTCTGGCAAATGCAGCATTGGATCAAGGAACAATATATTTCAGACATGTAAGGAGGTGTTATGGATCAGGTAAAGATCAAAGTCGTATCTGACGGCAAAGGGAAGACGACGGTTTATGCCGATCCAAGAACCAGAGGATTCCATGATCTTTTGGTGAAAGGTAGTGCCTTCTATGCGGTCTTCGATCCCGACACAAATTTATGGAGTCAGGATCTATCACGATTGAGTGAGCTCATCGATCGTGATATTCATGATGAAGTAAATCGTCGGGGTCTTGATCCAGCAGATCCACATGTTATCATCCGCTATATGGATAGCACAAGTAATGGGTGTTGGACCAAATACTGCAATAGTCTTAGGTATTTGGACGATTCCAAAGTCGCTCTAAACCAAAAGATGATATTTGCAGACGAAACGCCCAAACGTGAGGATTATGCCACATACAAACTTGATTATTCGGTCAAGCAGGGTGACACATCTTCATACGACAAGTTGATGAGCACCATATATTCCAAAGAGGAACGCGATAAACTCGAATGGGGTATTGGTGCTCTGATAGATGGCAAAGATATTAAGAAGATCCAAAAGATGTTTGTCATCTATGGTGATCCTGGAACCGGAAAGTCAACGGTTCTTGAAATCATCAAACGTCTGTTCGGTCCATATTGTGCTCAATTCAATGCAGAAGATCTTGGAAAGGGGTATCAGTTCGCAACAGCAGCATTTAAGAATTCGCCACTCATTGGCCTACAGATGGATGGCGATCTAAGTCATATGTGGGATAACACGCTTCTCAATCAAATAGCCGCTCATGAGGATATTATTGTGAATGAGAAGGGGGTTAAGCAATATACAATCCCACTTAAGACTATGCTGTTTATGGCAACGAACAAGCCAGTGAAGATCACCGATTCGAAGTCGGGAATTGTTCGTCGATTGATTGATATTTATCCGACAGGTAATACATTGCCTCCCGATGTGTATTTCAATTGCATGGAGCATATCAACTTCGAACTCGGCGCTATAGCATATCATTGTCGAGAACTGTATCGTAAACTCGGCATGAATTACTATAGTAAGTATAAGCCAACGCAGATGATCGCACGTACGAATGATATTTACGCATTTGTACAAGACAATATTGATCTTATGGAATCGGAAGGAATCGGTCTTTCCGATCTTTGGCGTGCATACAAAGAGTGGGCTGATGAGTCCAATGTTGATGTACGCATGAAACGTTCGGAATTCTCATATGAAATCGGAACATATTTCAATAAGATCGATCGTGTCAAAGGCAAGTCGGTTGCATATTCTGGATTCAAAGAGGATCGCTTTGAATCTCGAATCGTTGCCGGTTCTGGTCATATTCAGCACAAACCTGAATGGCTGAATTTATCCGATGCCAATCAGTCGCAATTCGATAAGATAGCATCAACATATAGTGCGCAGTATGCTCGGAATGATGATGTGGGCGCACCACGATATTCATGGTCTAAGTGCACGACTAAACTGAAGGATCTGGATACATCCAAACTGCATTGGGTGATGGTTCCTCAGAATCACATTGTTCTTGACTTTGATATTCGTGGTGATGATGGAGAAAAGTCGCTTGAAAAGAATATAGAAGCTGCTTCCAAGTTTCCTCCGACATATGCGGAGGTTTCAAAGAGCGGCAATGGATTACACCTTCATTATATTTACGATGGCGATGTGAACCGATTAAAGAATCTATATTCGACACACATTGAGATTAAAGTCTTCAAAGGTAATTCTTCTTTGAGAAGGAAACTGACGAAGTGCAATACACTCAATGTTGCTCATATTTCAAGCGGCCTCCCTTTGAAAGGAGAAAAGTCGATGATCAACGATCATGAACTCAAGGATGAAAAACATCTAAGAGCGATCATCGCCAAATGTCTTCAAAAGAAATACACACCAGGCACTAAACCTTCAGTCGAATTCATTAAGAAATTAATGGATGAGATGTATGAATCGGGTAAACCTTATGATGTATCGGATCTCAAGAATGATATTTTGAACTTTGCAATGAATTCGACACATTGGTCTGACTATTGCGTTGGACTAGTCGCCAATATGAAGTTTCAAAGCGAAGAACCTCATTCTTCAGAGATTACCAAACAGTCAGATCCCGATGTCTTAACATTCTTCGATACTGAAGTATTTCCAAATCTGTTCATGATCTGTTTCATGAAATCCGATTCGGATGTTGTTAAGACATGGATCAATCCTTCAAGAAAGGATGTGATGACGCTTCTGAATGAGAATCTTGTCGGATTCAATAATAGGAAGTATGACAATCATATTCTATGGGCATGGGCCGTTGTGGGTATGAACAATGAAGAACTGTATCATCTATCTCAAAAGATCGTTTCTGGTTCAAGGGATGCATCATATGGACAGGCATTCAATGTTTCATATGCTGATATTTACGACTTCGCAGCCAAGAAGCAAAGCCTGAAGAAATGGGAAATCGAACTTGGTATCGATCACCATGAATTGGGAATGCCTTGGGATCAGCCAGTAGATCCAAGTAAATGGCCACTGGTGCAATCATATTGCGAAGACGATGTTAGAGCCACAAAAGCCGTATTTGATCATCTCAAGGAGGACTTCACAGCACGTAAGATGTTAGCCCGTCTTAGCGGATTAAGTGTCAATGACACTACCAATACGCACACCGCCAAAATTATATTTGGTTCGAATAAGCATCCTCAGAATGAGTTTAATTTTACGGATCTATCAAAGACATTCCCTGGGTACACCTTTGATAAGTTCGCACCCAAGGATCAAAAATCTAGATATCTTGGAGAAAACCCTTCTGAAGGCGGATATGTATTCGTGTACGGCATGAAAGACGGAACATATGGATACGACTACATGAATATGAAACATCCATGGGACAAGGAGTAATCATGACCTATGATCAAGCTATGACGTGTTTAATCATCGCGGTTGCGATCTTATTTGCAGCGGGATTTACACTGATTCAACTTACGGATTTGGATGAACATGCCCGTCTGTTCAATCAACCAAAACCGAAAAGCGATAATGATATTTTAGAAGATGAGGAGAACAAGTAATGGCAGAAGAACATCTTGGTGGCTTCTTTGGCAATGTCGCACTACTCGATGTGGCATCATTGCATCCTTCAAGCATCGAAGCCATGGATTTCTTCGGTCCATATACTGAAAAGTTCTCACAGATTAAGGGTGCTCGAGTCGCAATCAAGCACAAGGATTTCGCCAAGGCCAAAGAGATCATGGGAGATGCATTGCCCGATGATGCGCTCCAAGAGAACTCGAAGGCCTTGGCTCAGGCCTTAAAAATCGTGATCAATTCGGTTTATGGATTGACATCTGCATCATTTCCTACTCAGTTTAATGATGCAGCTAATGGCAAGAATAATAGAAATCCAGATAATCAAGTAGCCAAGCGAGGGGCGTTATTCATGATGCTCCTTAAGAAGGAGGTATTGGAACGAGGATACACAGTCGTCCATATTAAGACCGATTCCATTAAGATTGCCGATGCTGATAAAAGCATTGTTGATTTCGTAATGGAGTTTGGTAAAAAATACGGGTACACGTTTGAGCTAGAAGCTGTCTATGATAAGATGTGCATTGTCAATAAGGCTATTTATATTGCTCATCATTGCTATGGTGATGACGGTCACGATGCAGCAAGCAATCGTGGATGGGCAGCAACCGGTACTCAATTCGCAGTTCCTTATGTGTTCAAAAGGTTATTTTCTCACAAACCGATTGAATTTGAGGATCTATGCGAAACGAAGTCGGCAACCACTTCTATATTCTTGGACTTCAATGAAGGCTTACCAGAAGGCCAACACAATTATTCATTTGTTGGAAAGGTCTCTGCATTTTCACCAGTAAAGCCAGGTCTTGGAGGTGGGGAATTAGTCAGGCAATCAAAAGAGAAAACGCCAATCATCCCGGATTCTGATTTCCTTACAGCTAGCGAATGGAAGCAGAAGCGAGATGAAGCAAAAGCGGCTGGTTTGACTATATTGTCAACACCAGAGAATCGTCTAGCTCCCGGCCATAAGATTGAGGATTATCCAATGGATTACACATATTCTGCTTTGGCGGGATCCAAAGGTTATCGATGGAAGGAATCCTCGGTTCTTCGTGACAGTGGAAAGCAAGACGAGGTTGATAGATCATATTATGATGAGCTTGTCAATGGAGCAATCGAGACCATCAATGAGTATGGTTCTTACGATTGGCTTGTTGATGAGGATCAGCCTTATATTTCTCCAAATCCTGCCTCAAATGACTTTATAACATCATTAAGAAATAAGGAATAAAATGGCAGTAACAATTGAAGATCTCAATAAATTCATGGGATGTCAATGTGATGAACCTATCGTATGCTCTGATGCATATTTTAGAGGAGGCACCACGATGACAACAAACTATATTTGCACCGGATGCGGGAAGGAGATTTCAATCGATTCCTACATTGTCAATATCTATGATGTTGAAAAGAAGAGACATCGTCGCATCAAGGATAAAGACAAAAAGTAAATCCACTCGCGCCATAATCATAGCGTATAATGAAGAGGGGACTCTAATTAGAATTGCAAATCGTTGTCGGGTGTGCATTTAAGTTAGAGCCCCCTCTTTTTTCTTTCACCAAACCAAAAAAGAAAGGCCAATCATGAAAAAGCATATGAATCGTTTTGATATTTTAATGATGACAACCATAGTCAAGTTAGGCATTTGCGCCCTTTTAATGACAGCCGTCAATAAAGGAAGAAAGTATTAATCATGGACATCAACCTTAGGCTTATTCCTCAATTTGGACGTAAAAAGAAAGGAACCAAAATGGAAAACAAAGCAGAGCAGAAGCCGATCGTCATCGATGTCAATAACAAGATCGATGAAGGAAAGCGCGCAGCTGTGAATTTCATTGTGGATCATCCTGAGATCGCCATTGGTGGTTTGGCCCTCTTTGGCTATATTTGCTATCAGAAAGGACGTGACAAGGCCACTATGGATGTCATGCGTTTGGCGGCAATGATGCCTGCTCGATGATATTCGCGTCAAAGTCATACCTTATAATGAAGTGATAACTTCATGAAAGGATTAATGATGACTTTTACATTCGTTGATTATCAGTTCTTCGCATACATTGCCTTGGCGTTTCTTGCTGGCATCGTATTCTGGGACTTCGTTACGCTTTACCAACATCATGTTCATGAGAAAGGTATGTGTAGAAGGGAGTTCTGGAAACGAGTCTGGCGAGACATCAATGGTGATGGATTCGAGAACCGAGAAATTCGATCTGAAAAACATTACACGTCTAAGTGATATTTCACTCTAACGGCTATGGCTCATGTAAACATGGGTCATAGCTTTTATATATTAAGAATCAAGAAAGGTTAATACAATGGCAGTTGAAAAGTACACTAATTCCCGTGGTCGCGTTTCTTATCGTTTCAAGGACGCGCGTCTTCGTTTCTGCAACTTTGAGGGAAAGGAAGGCCAGTACAACGATAAAGGCAATCGCAATTTCAACATCGAACTGGATAAGGACGATGCTGATTTTCTGACCAATGAGGGATTCCGTGTTAGGATTCTCGAACCTAAAACCGAGAACGCTGATCCGCTATATTTGCTGAAGGTCTCCGTTGGTTTTAAGGAAGATCCGGAGGATTCCCGTAATCCGAAGATCATGCTGAAGAACAACCATGGAAACCAGAAACTGAATGCAAGCAATGTCAATATTCTGGATTGGGCTGATATTGAGAACGTCAAGCTTTCGTTCAATCCGTATCAGTCTCCCAAGTCCGATCATAAGACTGCTTGGCTGAACATGCTGATCGCGCAGATCCATGAGGATCCGTTTGAAGAAGAATTCTTCGAGGTTCCTGATTCTGCAACCAACACCATCACATTCCAGCGTATCGATCCCGACTTCAAAGAGATTGATGACTGACGAATGATATTTTAGGGATGCTTTACCACCGAATGGCGAGGCATCCCTTTTTCTTTCAATATGGAATTCATTAAAAGGAATTAATAATGACTCCACATACCAAAAAAGACATCGCTGATAAACTGATGTCGTTGGGTTTTCAATTCGATGATGTCTTTCTTTGCTATATTTTGGATAGACATCTCAAAATCGACAACAAGTTGAAAAACGAGTTGCAAGTTGATGTTGTTCCAAACGGAATCAAGTGGCAAACCAGCAAACATAATGGCTTTATTTCAGTTAAAAAGGTAATGCAATCAAACGAATTGACGGCATTACTAAAAAGCATAGAATGATATATTTTAAGGAGTAACCATGGGCTCTTATCGTGCAAAGTCCAATCGTCCAGGGCCTTTGAAGGTCATCGTCTATACGATCCTGACCGGAGGATTATATTTCATCTGGTGGTTCATTAAGACGCTTTCTGGAGGCTATCGATGAGCGATACAGCGGCAAAATTTCTGGCGATACGAACGGCTGTTCGAAAGAAACATGCAAAAACGTGTGCGGCTCATGATCATATTTTGGAACGTTACCGAGCGTTTTACAAAATGGATCCCACTAAGATAGATCCGAGTTTAAAGTATCCGATTGTTTGGATTGATGAAGATCAAATTTTGGGAAGCACCGATGAGAAAGGGAATCTTATCATCAAGGTTATTTTTCAATGCTGTGATTGTCATGTTCAAGATATTCTTGAAATCCCAGTTCGTGAAATCGACGAATCGAGATTTCTAAACCCACCAATGCCACCAAAGAACAAATAGAAAAGTAAGGAGTAATAGATGACTACCGAATCGAACCCGAACCTGAAGAAGATCTTCCTGAAGTTTGTTCGCATTCCAAAGGGAAGCCATTATGAGGTCAACTTCGTTACCGCACCGAACATCGATGGATATTTGGCAATCCTGTCGGTCGACAACAGTCAAGAAACGCATATTTATCGTTTCTGGCCTTGGGTTCGGCACAACCAGGTAATGCCTTATGTTGCAAGCAAGAAGGCCTTCGATTTGATTCAAAAGCCTTTGAAGAAAGAACCGAAGAAGACATTGAAGACTATCCCCAATAACTCCCTAAACTTTGTATCGCGAGATTTCCGCATTCCAAAGCCTGGGCAGGAAGTCATCAATGTTGAATCGACCAAGGATTCCATCAAGTCCACCGAATCCGATAACATCGCCAACGACTAAATTGATATTTTAGTTCAAAAGAGGGTTGCGTCAAAACCAGCCCTCTTTTTTTTTCGTCAAAGGATCGAATCCATGATTCCACAGAACATCATCGATAAGGCACACGCATATTTGAACTGCCCTCATGATAGTATAACAATCGAAGATGCTTATCGCATTAACCCAACGGATCACCGATTGGCTATATTTTGTCCTTTATGCGGACGAGGTAAGATCATGCCAATCTCGAGGCGAGAATACAAAAGCATCGACTTCAACGACCAACGCGAAATGCCATATATTTGGCATGAGTGATGAAAGGAAACAATGAAGGAACTATCATGTCGGACAAATATACAGAGGACCAACATTGGTTCTTCAAACATATTCAGGGAATGTCTTATCTATCCGAATTAGTCAAAGAAAACCCCAAAATAGCAAAGGTCATTCGATCATATTCCGAATCGCATGATCCAAATGAAGCCAAATGGCAACTATTGCCTTTGTTCTCAAGAACGATACAAGCTCGACATAAAAAGGATGAACGATGAATCACGTCAACATTCATATTCCGATCCCAAATCGCATAGGCCTTAATGCTCTTTACGGCCCAAACGATATTAATCTAAAGCAACTTCGAAAGGATACGAATGCGAAGATCTCCACGGTCGGCGGATTCGATGACGAGCCTTTCATGCTTTCCATATTTGGAGAAGAGAAAGAGGTTGAGCGTCTCAAAGGAGTTGTCGATTGGATGATCGCTTCGGTTGATCAGATCGGTTATGTGGAACAGGAGAATCTGACGATCGTTCTAATGCAATCCAAAACGCCTCTTGGCATCTATCAAGATGAGAATCTTATATTTGGTCTAGGCAAGCAAAAGATTTTCGCCATGAATCAGAAGCAGACGGATTACGTCAATAGTATTCATGACAACATCATCACATTTGCTATCGGCGCTGCAGGCACGGCCAAGACATTTCTTGCAACGGTTTGTGCGCTGAAGGCCTTGCATGACAAGGATATTCGTAGCATTGTCATTACAAGGCCTCCAGTGGCTTTGGATGGGTTGGACATGGGGTTCATGCCTGGAACCGCTGAGGACAAACTCGGTCCTTGGCTTGGCCCAGTGCTTGATGTATTTTCCAAGTTCTATTCATCCGAAAAGATCGCTGACATGGTGAAAGGAGGACAGATCAAGATGATTCCGTTGGCATTCTTCCGTGGATATTCTTTTGATAAGTCCTTCATCATTGTCGATGAAGCCCAAAACATCAAGACACGCACGTTCAAAGCCATTTGCTCTCGTATAGGCCATAAGAGCAAGATGGTTATTTGTGGCGATTCCAAACAGTCGGATACAAAGGACAGCGGTCTTGAAAGAGCGGCCAAGATCCTAAGCCCAGTCAATGGAGTCAATGTGGTACGTTTCGGACAAGATGATATTGTCAGATCTGGAATCACTGCTGATGTGATCAAGGCATTTGAAGAGAATGGCTATTAATCATGGAATACCTTTATATTTATGCAATCGGATGCGTAGTTGGTGTTCTATTGATCATGATGATTCACTATAGATAGGAAGGTCAAATGAGTACCGATGAGAATGACGAACTATATTTATGGCCTTTGGCAGATGATAAAGATTGGCAACACATCGTAAGAAAAGGGCATGTAAGCGATACGGAGAATCGTTTCATCGCCTCGCAGATGTTCTTTGGCCGTAAATATTTAAAGCTATGGTTCGAAGATGACTTTGATCTTCATTCGTTGAAGTTCATTGGCAAACGAACCAAGTATAAAAACAACATGGAGAAAAAGACACCGTTTGTTGAGTATTGGTTTCATTACAAGCCAACAAACGAAGTCTTTAGAATCCGTAAGGAATTCAGACACGATGGAGCCTGGATGAAAGTCTACACCTATATTCTGAGTGAGGAAGGGGAGTTGGATGGCTGAAACCAAATACTTGGATGAGGCATCATTCGCCTATATTCAGATTCTGGCACAGGAGGCATTGCTACTTCGTGACCAGATTGAAGACAACAATGATGTCGAAGACTATGACGACGAGGATCTGATCTACGAATCGGATATTTGTGATCATCCGATTGATTTCATAGCCGTTACGTACCCAATCGGCTATGGCTCATCCAAATTCGCATATTACAGAGCAGTATGCACTCAATGTCATGATGATATTGAGATGTATGTGAACCGAGACAAGATCTCATATAAGAGTCTTGAAATGCCAAACGAAGAGAAAGAGGGCAATGACCATGAAAGTGGTAAAGATAATTCTACTGATTAGCGCCATATTCGTCACGGCTTATGTCGCATTGATCAATACGTTGAGGATCTGAAAGGATATTTATGCAAGACGATAGAACGAAGGTCACGGATGCGAACTTCGATGCCATTCGAAAAGAGCTAGCATTCGTTCATGACCAATACTGTCCCGCCGACAGAGGCGCTCGCGAGCCAATCATCTGGCTTGATGAGAGCTCTGTCGAGACGGATGGCAGGAATCTTTATATTTCAGCAGAATGCCAAGATTGCATGAAAGGTGGTGAAACCTCCATTAAAGAGAACGCGAAATACCATATTCAACCAAAAATTCAGATCAGAAAACACAGGTTTTAAACGCATTCTAGAGGCCTTTAGAGCGATCATATTTAAACATGAATAGTTATTCGGACAAACCACGAAAGTCGCTCTAAAGGCCTTTTTCGTGGCTTCTAGAGGTATTCTAGAGGCTTTTGTAGAATCATGTCTCATATTTTTCACCTTCGTTATAGTGAAATCAAGCAATACAGAAGGGAATAGGATATTTATGGCGGTCAAACTAAGAGATCCTCAGATTGAGGCGTTGAATCAACTGCACTCCGGTTGTATTTTGGCAGGTGGCGTGGGAACGGGAAAGTCTTTGGTATCCATCGCCTGGTATCTGAAACAATGTAAGACCAGGAAAGGATATTCCGATTCAGGAGAGACACTCATGCCTTTGAAAGGCTCTCCTGATCTTCTCATCATCACCGAAGCCATCAAACGAGATAGAGCCGAATGGGGCGATGAGCTGGTGAAATATGGTCTACATGAGGGCGTGAACAAACCGTCTGGTATTGAGATCACAGTTCAGTCATGGCAGATGATCAAACACTTCGAAAGTTTCAAGGGCGTGATCATATTTGACGAACAGCACGTCAGCGGATCCGGTTCATGGGTGAAGTCATTTTATAAGATGACTAAGATGGCACCGCAGAACAAATGGATCTTGCTTTCAGCCACGCCTGCAGATACTTATGAAGATCTGATTCCTATATTTGTAGCCAATGGCTTTTATAAGAACAAGACCCAGTTTATGCAGCTTCATGCCGTCTATGATCGTTGGTCCAAATTTCCAAAAGTCAAGGAATGGATCAGGAAGGACAGGCTCGAATGTTTGAGGAGAAAGATCATGGTTCCTATGGATCGGCCAAGGAATGAGGATGGCTCTCAAGCGGGACCAAAGCGCGCTCCGGCGACGATCAAGCCCGTTCAATTCGATAAATTAGCTGAGAAGCATTTGAGAAAGGAAAGGAAGGATCCATGGACGGGTGAGCCTTTGGAGAACATCAGCCAGTTCTGCGCTGCTTTGCGCAAATTGGTGAACTCCGATCCTTCAAGGTTGGAGACGACATTTCAGATCTGTGTCGAACATCCGAGGGTAATCATATTCTACAACTATGACTATGAGTTGGAAGAATTGCGGACACTTGGGGAGCGACTGGGAAGAAAGATATTTGAAAGGAATGGTCATAAGCATGACGATTTACCGGAAGACAAGAATAGTGAATGGGTATATTTGGTGAACTATGCCAGTGGGGCAGCTGCGTGGAACTGCATCACCACTGACACGGTTATATTTTACTCATTGAACTATTCGTACAAGATCATGGAACAGGCCGCCGGTAGAATTGATCGCTTGAACTCACCATACAAGATGCTCAATTACTACGTTTTACGTTCATATTCTTCATTGGATACTGCGATTCTAAGGGCTTTGAAGCTTAAAGGCAAGTTCAATGAACGTGATTTTGGGCGTAAAAACGGCTGGTCATGATGAAATTTACACACATTTTTGGCGCTAAAAGTGATGAGATTTACACACAAAAAGTGATGAGATTTACACACATTTTTGGCGATTTTGGGCAAATGTGTGTAAATTTAATCACCGAATTTTGGCGATTTTTGCGATTTTTGGCGTGCCAAAATTTCGATTTTTTGCGAAAAATCGGTGATGAGATTTACACACATGAACTTCGACTTGAGGCCAAATGTGTGTAAATCTCATCAAAAAGGGCCATTTTGGGGTCATTTTGATGAGATTTACACACATTTGGCCTTTTGAAAAAAAAAAAAAATCCTACTATTAATTAATAAAGCAGTGTAAATTTAATCATAGGGTGATAAGATTTACACTAAACTCGTAGCCAAATGTGCAAAATTTTTTACTTTTTGCAATGATTAGATTTACACACAAAAAGTGATGAGATTTACACACATACAAGGAGTAATCATGACGTTCCTATTAAAGTACCAAAGAAGGTTTTCAGATTGGGTATATTTGCAAACCACTCGAACCCTCTATCCGGATCTGGAAACCATGGTGGATGATCTTCAGATGATGCCTCAAGATAAAACCTTGGATCAAACTAAAGCGGAATTGAAGGCTGGTGGTTTCACCACCATTCAAACATATTCTCGGATCGATCCATACGAACTATGCGTCGACAAAGGTTCCGATACAATACCTTGGCGGCATCAAGGACCTTACACTCATTTTTTGAGTACCGGACATTTCGCAATGGTCTATAGCAAACCCATTTGGTGCTGGGATACAAGAGACGTCATTCCATCTTCGCGATTTTTGGTGGCCATGACCAATACGGATGTGTTCTCTAATTCCGGCCATTGGGATATTCGAGACATCAACAATCTGTTTTGCAGCAATTACCGATGGGGACCAAACAACTTGGTCTTGTTCCGTTTCATTGGCGGTGACTTCATATTCTATCGTCATCGCAAAGGCGACTATCGTCGAATCCCTTGGGTCATGGATCTCAAGGATAAGAATTCAACGGAAGAGAGAATGTCGGATATTTTGGATCGTGATCGTTATGGCTATGAAGATCAGACCTATGATCCGACCCCTTACGATCCAGACACTAAATTTCGTAGTCCCCACCTTTACTATCCAGATGATCCTATTTTTGAAAAGGAGCTTTACAATGACTAATCAGGAAGTCTATATTTACGAACGCAATGAGATCTTCGATTCTCCGGAATCAGTTTCCAAATTTTTGAGAGTTGAGATTGGAGATGTGATGATCGCACTGCGCAGCAAGAACGGATACATCGCCGGACTTCATATTTGTTGGAATCGAAACAGGCGGACAAAGCTCTATAAGCCGATTTGCATCATTGAGAAGGACCAAGTCTTCCCAAGCATTCGTCACATGTCATATTTCTACAACATCAATCAAGATGAGATTCGTAATGCCTTGCTGCATAATCACGGATTCTTCCATGGCTGGCATTTGGAATTCGTGGATCATATTCCAGAGCCTACCTATCATGACCTTGATTGACCTCGCGTGAAAATCACGCACTATAACGGAGACAGGGGTGAGATGTGGCACTTTAAAGAACGCATCTCATCCCCTTTATTTTTTAGAAAGGTTTCATTGTGGCAAAACTTGAAAGAGATTATCAGAACAAGAAGCTAATACCATTGATCAAGAGTCGTTTCCCAGGTTGCTTGGTTCTTAAGAACGACCCTGATTATATTCAAGGCATTCCCGATCTTACTGTTTTTTACGGTCAACGTTGGGCGATGCTTGAAGTAAAACGAAGTGGTAACGCTTCTCACCGTCCAAACCAAGATTACTATATTTCCAAGATGAGCAAGATGGGCTTTGCTCGGTTCATATCGCCAGACACCGAAGACGAAGTACTGGCCGACATGGAATCATATTTGTGCTAATCGTGAAAGGGCTTATTCATCATGCTAACTTTCAATGATCATTCGAAACTTGAAGGAATGCATTCATTTTTGAGTGCAAGCAAGCACACTTGGCTTCGCTATGACGATCAGCACTTGATCGACATGTGGCGATCCAGCATGATGTCTCAACGAGGAACGGAACTTCATGCTTTGGCTGCCAGTTTAAACAAGCATCGAGTTCCTCTTCCAAGAACCCATACGACTCTTAACGATTTTGTTAATGATGGGCTAGCCTATCGAATGTCGCCCGAGGTCGTTCTATATTTTTCACCGAACTGTTTCGGAACTGCTGATCTGATTTGCTTTGATGAAAAGCATAGGCTACTTCGCATATTTGACCTTAAGACTGGTTTTGGTGAGATTAAGCACTTTGATCAAGTTAAGATCTATGCTGCGATGTTCTGTTTGGAATACAACATTGATCCTCGATCCATTCAATACGATCTTCGGCTCTATCAGAACGATCAGATCAAGATCTGTACCGATGCCGATGCTAAATTTATTAAGTTGAAGCCGAATGCCGATATTTTGGAAGAGCTTGACAAAGAAGAGATTGTTGCCATTATGGAAACGATTCAACATTTTGATGAATTGATCAATCAAGCTCGTAATGAAGATCTGCAACGTTGGTGATTCATATTTTTTGAAAGGAATCCAGCATGACGTACATTGTAAACGAAGATGATTCGTTGATGCATTACGGCGTCAAGCGTCGTTCCGGACGATATCCTTGGGGATCTGGAGAGAATCCGTATCAGGACGAGAACTCCACTCCTCTTCATGAACGTATTCAGGAACTTCGTAAATCTGGAATGACTGAAAAGCAAGCTGCTGATGCTTTGGGAATGACCATTGCTCAGATGCGAGCAAGGCGAGCTATTTCTATCAATCAGGAACGAGCAGCTAAATCTCATCGAGCCTATGAATTGAAGCAAAAAGGATATAGCAATGTCAAGATTGCTGAAATTATGGGCCTTCCTAACGAATCATCGGTTCGTTCTCTTTTGGATCCATCTGCTAAAGCACGTCAAGAAACCGCTACCATCATTGCCGATAATCTGAAGAAGACCATCGGCAAAGATAATGCTGTTCAGATTGGTAAAAATATCGAACGGCATCTCGGCGTTTCCCAGGATAAGCTTAAAGTCGCTGTCGCAATGTTGGAAGATGAAGGCTATAAGGTTCATCATCTATATATTGATCAGCTTGGAACTGGTCATAAGACGGATGTTAAGGTTCTGGGATATCCTGGTTCTGACTATAAGGAATTTCTGAATAATTTCGACAAGGTTAAATTCCCAACTCAGAGCCTTGATGAACCACATGCTGATGGTGTTGGTTTCAAAAAGCCAGTAGCTTTAGATTCCAAGCGTCTTGGTGTTGTATATGCTGAAGACGGTGGAACCGAACGAGATGGAACGATGCTTATTCGTCCAGGCGCATCCGATCTTGAGTTGGGGAATTCCAGATATGCTCAGGTTCGAATCAACGTGGACGATAGTCATTATTTGAAAGGCATGGCCATGTATGGAGATCCTAAGGATTTTCCCGCTGGCAAAGATATTGTCTTTTACACAAACAAGAAAAAAGGAACACCTCTTGAAGGTACTGGCGATCAATCTGTATTGAAACCATTGAAGAGGGTTAAAAATGCAGATGGAACAAAAGGTGATATTGATTGGGACAACCCATTTGGTGCAGCCATTAAAGCTGTCAATGGTGAGATCGTTGGTCAATATGACTATATTGATCCCAAGACTGGAAAGAAAAAGCAATCTCTCATTAATAAGGTGAATGAGGAAGGCGATTGGTCTAAGTGGTCTAAGAATCTTCCTTCTCAGTTCTTATCTAAGCAAGACGTTTCTTTGGCTAAACGCCAATTGGGCATCGAGCTTGATAAGAATCAAAGAACCTATGATGAGATCATGGCTTACAATAACCCTGTCGTTAGAAAGAAACTTCTTAAAGAATTTTCGGATGAGTGCGATTCGGCTGCGGTTCATATGAAAGCGGCCGCAATGCCTCGTCAAAGGACTCAGGTTATTTTGCCAATCCCTTCATTGAAAGACGACGAGATATTTGCACCGAACTTCCGTGATGGCGAAAAGGTTATTTTGGTACGATTCCCTCATGGTGGCAAATTTGAGATCCCAGAGTTAAAAGTCAACAACAAGAACAAAGATGCAATTGCCGCTTTGTCAAAGCAAGCTAAGGATTGCGTCGCTATTAATTCCAAGGTTGCTGAACGATTATCTGGTGCTGATTTCGATGGTGATAATGTTCTCGTTATTCCAAACCCGAAAGGTGAAATCAAGACACATGCTTCTCTGGCTGGTCTGAAGAACTTCGATCCAAAGACTGCGTATCCTTCATATCCTGGTATGAAGAAGATGACAAAGAAGCAAAAGGGTAAGGAAATGGGTGTCGTTTCAAATTTGATTACGGACATGACCATTAAAGGTGCTCCGTGGTCGGATATTGAAAAGGCAGTTCGCCATTCGATGGTTGTTATTGATGCTGAGAAACACGAACTTAATTGGAAGCAATCTGAAATCGATAATCAGATTGAGCTCCTGAAAGAAAAATGGCAGAAGCAGCCTTCTGGAAAATATGGTGGAGCATCCACTCTTATTTCTAAAACTACTTCTACCCTTCGTGTTCCTGAGCGTAAGGCTAGATCCGCCAGAAATGGTGGACCTATAAATCCTGAGACTGGTGAACGTGAATGGGAATATACAGGACGCAAGTCATATATTCCCAAGAAGTCTGGTGGTTATAAGGAAGTTCCAAAACAAACCGTAACCACCAAGGGATTTGATGCCAAGGATTTACGTACTCTATCTTCAGGCAGCGAAATGGAAAGCGTATATGCTGACTATGGCAACTCCATGAAAGCTCTGGCAAACAAAGCCCGCTTGTCGTATTTGAATACCCCCGGTTTCAAATATGACCCCCAGGCTAATAAAAAGTATGCCACTCAGGTGAAGTCCCTAGATGCCAAGCTCAATGAGGCATTGAAGAACAGTCCGCTTGAGGCTCGAGCACAATTGGTTGCCAATCAGTTGTACAAAGCAAAGAAAGAAGATCATCCAGAATACGATGCTGATGATCTTAAGAAGTTGCGTAATCGTTGCCTTTCTCAAGGACGTGCCATGGTCGGTGCTAAGAAACAGCAGGTCTACATTACTGATGATGAATGGGAAGCCATTCAACATCGTGCAATCTCTGCTAGTAAACTTAGTACTATTCTGGACAATGCGAATTCCGATAGAATCAAAGAGTTGGCAATGCCTAAGAAGACTGTGGCTATGACTGCATCCATGATTAGTAGAGCTAAGTCTATGCTTGCTCGTGGCTATAGCTATGCTGAAGTAGCAGATAGACTTGGTGTTTCGGCATCTACATTGCATGACAATCTGTGAGGTGATGGATGATGGCTAACACTGAAGACTATTTGATTACTACTATCGACAACCCATACAATCCTTGGACCAATTGGGATCAATGGTATGCATACGATGAGATCGCAGGCTATCATACATGCTCTTACTTGGATAGAGTGATGAGCACAAGTGATCAATTGAGTGATGAAGAGTACAACAAAGAGTATGACGAAGCAGTTGATGAGATCATTCGGTACGACATAACGAATAAATACGCAAAAATCGCACAAAATGATCCAACACCAATGTCGCTTCAATAAAATAGGTTCAGTTTTCGCGATTTCTTTTCTCGGTTCAAACCGGGGGGAGGGGTCGCGAAAACTGAGCACCCTCCGGCATCGCCTGTCCCTTTGATTTTTCCCCGCAGGGGATTTTTCTGAGACGTTTTACCTCTTACTTTGGTTCGAGGGCTTTACTGGGACTGCCAACTGTGGGTTTTTTAATTTCCACGGTTCATGATCGCTGCCACAAGCGGGTGGAAACTCCTTTCGGCCCATGGTGAAACAGTTGGTGGTCCTAGTAAAGTCCTCGGAACTGATTAAAACCATATTTATTCATTTAGAAACTGGAGGCGATTCGTTTATGGGACGTCGAAAGAAGTCCATCGAACCGCTGTCCCGCCAATTTCCACCGGCTCGTTCAGTGGAAGAACGCGAAAAGCAATTGACTCTTCTCGCCTATGATGCCGCTGAGCAACAGATGCGGTCTGGAACTGCATCCGCTCAGGTCATTTGCTATTGGCTAAAGCAGGGCAGCATTCGAGAACAGGTCGAACTTGAAAAACTACGAAAAGAAAACGCAGTTCTTGAAGCAAAGCGTGAATCCTTGAATTCCGCTTCCGCCAATAGCGAATTGCTGGATAACATGATGGAGGCTTTCAAGAAGTATTCTGGCTACGATCCAGAATTAGAAGCCAGTGACGGAAGATGAATAAGGAGACCACCATGACTGAAATTCTCTCAGCTGATGAACTCATGCATTTTGGCGTTAAAGGCATGAAGTGGGGAGTTCGACGAGCTGCGAAGAAAGACGCCAAAGAATATTCAAGATCTAAAATGTATTACGGTAAAGGCGCTGGAGTACGTCGTCGTGAAATCAATCGAATTGTGAATGAACGTTCGAAGGACGCAACGTACAAAGCTGAATTCGATAAGGCTTTGTCAAAACGAGATGCGGCTAAAGATCGAAAGTCCGCTCATGCGCAGCGTCGAAGGAATGATACGATTGTTCCCGTTGCCAAGGCGGCTGGACGTGCTGCTCGATCTGCGGCTAAGGGTGCTGCCGCTGTTACTGCTACTGCTGCTGTCAGTGGTGGTTTGGCGCTTGCTAATTCTTATTTGAAAGATCCCGTTGGTACGAAACAAGCCGTTCATAACATGATCAAGATGGCCAAGCCTTTGTTGAACTATCATAAATCTACCATTCAACGTGGCGCTCGAATGGCTGCGAACTTCCTTAAGAAAATGAGATAAACCATGACACTGCTTTCCGACAATGCGATTCAAAAGTTGGTTCAAACCAGTGGCTTGATATTTCCATTCGAGATGCGATCACTTCAACCTTGCAGTTATGATGTTCATTTGGATTCTCGTCTGATTCGTTTTTCTGGCGGTTCGGTGATCGATGCTGAATCAAAAACATATCCAAAGGATTCGGTTCATGAGATGAAGATTCCAGCGGAAGGCTACATTCTTGATCCAGGCGAATTCGTTCTTGGATCCACGATTGAAGGCGTAAGTATTCCTAAGAATTTAGCTGCTCGCTATGAAGGTAAATCTTCAATTGGACGATTGGGCTTGGCCTCGCATGTTACGGCTGGATTCATCGATCCTGGTTTTCGTGGCGATATTACTTTGGAGATCAAAAACGAGAATACTTTGCCAATTCGAATTAAAGCTGGAATGGCCATCGGGCAACTCTGTTTTTTCACATTGAATCAAGAAGTTAATAATTCTTATGGTGATCCAATTCTTGGGTCGCATTACTTTAATCAATCTGGGCCAACTTTATCAAGATAATGAGGCCCAAGTCAGTAACGGAAGATGAATAAGGAGACTACTATGACTGAAATTCTCTCAGCTGATGAACTCATGCACTATGGTGTTAAAGGTATGAAGTGGGGTCAAAGGCGACGTTTGAAGAAAAA